GAGATCGCTTCCGCTGGCCGTGGGGACGCTGAGGCCATGCGGACGGTCTACGCTGCGGCCCTCAAGGCTGGCGAAGGGAAGGTAACCATTGACGCGGTGCGCAAGGTTCGGAACGGTGGTGAGACCATGTTGGGCGTCATGGACCCGGCGAAGGCCGCCGCTGCCCTTGCCAACAAAGCCCGGAAGTACGCCGGAGGCAAGGCCGCATCGGATGCCGCCGTGCTGGGCTTGCTGCAGGCGGCCATGGACCGCGTTAAGCGTGTCGCCGCGAAGGCCGCGAAGGTAGCGTAAGGTTTACCACTCGCTCCGCCCCGGTCCCCAATTTGGGGGCCGGGGTTTTTTTTTGTTTACACCCAGCGTTATGCATAGGCGCGTTCTAGAACTCTAGAATCGATTCGCGGGGCGCGGGTTCACTATCCCGGACACGCCGACATTCGCCCGGGACCGCCAGACCCATCCAAAACCCCACCCAAAACCGGCCATATTCACTATCACGCTGGGACGCTGGTCGTCCATGTCGTTGAGTCTAGAACAGAATCCAGACTTCATCCCCGATCATCACCTTCAAAAGACCTACCAAACCAGACTTCACTATCACATTCACTATCCCGCTGGGACGCTAGTCGTGTGTGTCTTTTCTAGAACTCTAGATTTACTATAGTTTCTACTAGAGTCTCTACCCTAGATTCCTTATATAAGTATCTAATACAGGTATAGAAGAAAGACTACTTAGGTATAAATACTTAGAGGAACCTTTAGGTATACTACAGTACACCAAAGCGTAGACGACTTCTGTTCTTTCTGTAGGGGCATTGACAAGAACGGAATCTGTGGTAACCTACTGTTGTGAGTCAGGGATCCGGCCAAGGCGGCTGGGACTGATTCTAGAACTCTAGATTGGGAGAACACCGATGAACAACATCCAGCGTTTGCACCGCTTCTGCGACCTGCTGCAAGATGACGGGTATGTCCTTGAGTCGTCCCAGATTCGGGACTGGGTTGAGACTCTGTCGGATCCGGCCAAGGCCCACCTTGAATCGATGTCCTTGGACTTCGTTCGTCTTCTGGGCATCGGCTTGGCTGCTGCCGTGATTGAGGAACGCTCCGCCACCGGGGTCCGTAACGCCATCGCCAAGGTTCTGGGCCAGTTCAAGGCCGACTACCTGAATGTCCATGTGGTCATCTGATTCTAGAACTCTAGAAAGAAAGAGAGAATGCCAATGTACGCTTCTTCCGTTCCGACTCCTCGCAAGTTCCTCATGAACCCCTACTCGTTCAACTTCATCTTCGATGACCAGACCTCGGTCAGGATGGCTTGGGGAGTGGAGGCTGCTGCCGAAGTGGGGCAGACCGTAGAGGTTCTGGTGAACTCGTCAGTCACCTCCGCTGTTCTCGGCCATGGGCAGAGCCATCCCCATTGCTCCCCGGTGCAAGTGGCCCAGATCCTTGCGGAGGCCGCTGGTCTCAAGATCAAGAGCCCGCAAGAGGCCCAAGCCCTCCGGGATATGTGGATCTGCTCTGGGCTGATCACCCATGTCCTGCTGCTTGCCAAAGAGAACGGCACCATCAGCGAGAACTCCTTCAAGGCGTGTGTCGATGCTGTTCGACTGGCCGCCAAGGCGGGAGATCCGTTGCCCAGTTGACAAGTTCTGTTTCTCTGGTAACATCTGTGGTGTTGAGTGATCGACCACTCTTCACCACCTCGTTCTAGAACTCTAGAAAGAAAGAGAGAACGCCATGTTGGAAGTCCTGAACAACTCTGCCCTGTCTCCTCGTTGGTCTGTTGTCAGCCGTGCCGCCATTCATGCTCTCAATGAGCGGCAAGAAAAGGTCGTATATGAACGATCTCGCGCCCTGCTGACTCCTCCCGGGGCCAACACCAAGTTGTCCAAGGGCTCCATGCCGATCTTCGGCCTGACCCTTGCCCCTGCCGGGATGTCTGGCTACCAGTTGTGCCCTTGGCGGTCCCCAGAATGCGAGGCCGCTTGCCTTGGGGTTACCGCTGGCCGATCCCGGTTCTCCAATGTTCAGCAGGCACGGATCAACAAGACCCGTTTCCTGATGGAACAGCCCATCCTGTTCTTTCGCCACCTGTACGACGAACTGGCTGCGGCCAACCGCAAGTACGGTCAAGGCAACTGGGCTTTCCGCTCCAATGTCCTATCCGACATCCCATGGGAGAAGGTGGCTCCAGAAGTCTACGCTTGGGGGTCGTTGAACTACGACTACACCAAGTCATTCACCCGAGCCCTCCACTCCCTCAACAGGCACAGCCCTGTTCACCTGACGCTGTCGTACTCCGGTCACAACTGGGACGAGTGCCGCCAGTACCTCAATGCCGGAGGCAATGTCGCCATGGTGTTCAACACCAAGCGAGACCGCGCCCTGCCCAACAAGCACGAAGGCTGGGCCGTCATCGATGGCGACCTGTCCGATGTCCGGTTCAAGGACCCTGTCGGTGGTGTTATCGTCGGCCTGCGGGCCAAGGGCAACATCAAGCCCTCACCTTTCGTCGTTCACGCTGGTTGATTCTAGAACTCTAGAAAGAAAGAGAGAATGCCATGAAGATTGCACATCGAATGAAGGCCGAGATCAAGTCCCTGTGGGTTGCCGCACTTCGTGGAGGTGAATACACCAAGGGAAATGGTATGTTGAAGACCGAGGCGACGATGGATAACTCCGCCTGCCATTGCGCTTTGGGTGTCCTGTGTGAACTGTATATCAAAGAAACTGGGCGGGGATCTTGGGTTTCCCGAAACGAGTGGGGCGACCTCTCATTCCGTTATCGTGACGGCTCGGCGTGGCTGAACTCCTCTTTCTTCCCGCCTCAAGAAGTCGTGGATTGGGCGGGGCTTTCCTGCGTTGATCCAGACATTCTGGATGACGACGAGGCCCTTAAGGAGGTGGAAGAGATTGCGGGAACCGAAATCACCCGGTTCAATCGTTCGCTCACCGCCGCTAACGACAAACTTGACCTGTCGTTTGAGGAGATCGCCGCCCGGATTGATGTCAACCTGTGAGGGCATTGACACAATCGAATTCTGTGGTAGGATACTGAAGTGTGAGGGGCGTTCCTTCACACAGCAAGAGAACAGTTCTAGAACTCTAGAACAAGGAGAACACAATGGACATCGTCGTCACCCTTCCGCCGAGCCTTATCGACGGCATCAAGACTCAGATCATCGGAGAACTCAAGGTTGGGGACTTGTTTGCTCCGGCCAAGCCGCTGCTCACCGCAGACGACTACCGCGAAATCGCCTCTTGCATGGATGTTTCGGATCTTGCCGCAGAGTTTGACGCTAGCGACATCGCAGACAGAATGGATGTCTCCGAGGTCGCTTCGGAGGTCGCCCAGAACATCAGCGACCGGGACATTGCAGAGAATGTCGATATGGATGAGATTGCCCGGATTGTTTCGGACAACATCGACGCGGCGGATGTGGCCCAGCACCTTGACAATGCGGGCATCGACTGGAGCGAGTGCATCGACCACGACAAGATCGCTGCATCCATTGTGCGTTCCTTTAAGCAGGACCCCGAACTGCGGGATGCGTTCATGGTCAGTCTCTGCCGGGTGATCACGGATCACTTGGCCCGCGCCTAAACTCCAATCCCACGGTGGGGCGCGTATACCGTGGCTTACCCAATCACGCGCTTTACTTGTTCTAGAACTCTAGAAGGAGACCGTTATGTGGGTTGGAGAACTTCCTAACGAGCAAACACCTCCCGGCGCAACTAGGGCGTTTAACAGCGTTCGTATGCTTCGTGGTGCCCAAGTCATCGGCATTGGCATCGCAGAAGACAACGACAACGCGGGCGAATACCTGACTTGCTTGATGTTCGCCACGCCGGAAGGCAAGGTCTACCAACTGTCCGTGTGGACTGACGAGCAGATGTCTCGCGCAGGCCACATTGAGGTGTCCCCATTGACAGATTCGTAATCTCTGGTAACATACGGACATGGAGAAAGCGGATCGTTTCCTCATCTCTAACGGCATCGACCAGACATACCAGTACCACCTGTCTGGCGATCACGAAAACGCCTTTAACTTTGCGTCATTGGTACTGTGGCGCGTAGATCGTCACAAGTCGTGGCTTACGGAAGCCGAAACCCTGTTCATTGATTCGTGCCTCAAGGCCAAGCCCAAGCGTAGGGCTCAGTAATTCTAGAACTCTAGAAGGAGAACTCACAATGGCTCGTAACACTTACCGCACTCTGGCTGACCTCACCAAGATCCCGGTTCCGGCCTCCACCGACACCTACACCCCGGTTCCGCAGCACACCTTGGTCCGTACTGTAGCCGACACCTTTGAAAAGGCCGGGTACATCGTCAAGAGCGAGTCTCATCAGGTTCACCGTAAGCGTCCGCTGTTCATCAGCACCATGGACATCGGCATCCCGAACCTCCAAGAGGATCCCCGGCTCAAGTGGACGGTGGGAGTCATGAACTCCTACGACAAGACCATGGCAAACCGCCTGATCTTCGGCGGCCATGTCTTCGCTTGCACCAACGGCTTGGTGATCTCCGACCATGTGCTGTCCACCAAGCACACGACCCATGTTTGGGATCGGCTGCCGTCCTTGATCAACGCCGCCGTGCGTGACTTTGAGAGCGAGGTCAATCAGTTCTACAAGCGTGAGGAAATCCTGATGGATTTTTCGACGGACGAAACCTCTTTGGCGCACTTCACAATGCGGTTGGCTCGTCATGGAATCCTGCCCAAGTCCAAGGCGACCGACTTCTACGAGGAGTCCATCACCCCGTCCTTCGACTACCAGACCTCCCGGCTGTGCCTCTGGAACCTTCAGGCCGCCTACACGCACCTTGCCAAGGAGATGAACCCCGTGGAGCGTCCGCAGCGCATTCTGTCGTTTGACAAGGCTCTGCGCCAGTACTACGCAATCGCGTGATATAGTGGACAACGCCGAGTTCTCCCCGGCGTTCTCCTCTCTCGCCCCTTGTATCCAAATGGATACAGGGGGTTTTTTATTTCCTACGGTTTGGTGCCGTATCATTCATTCTAGAGTTCTAGAAAATGCGACAAAGCAAACTAGATCAGGAGATGGTGGAACTCGGGAGGCAGCGGTACGCCAACCGAAAGGCCAAGGCCCACGAACTGGGAGCGGAAAGCAACACCGTTCCCGGTCGGATGCTGCTCAATCGCTGCACGACCGAACTTGCCAAGGGGCTGGAACTTTGGATTGCAAAGTCCTCGTCTGGTCCCGGTCGTCGTCATCGGTGCCTCGCGTTTGTCAATTCACTATCACACGAAAAAATCGCTGTCATCGCGGCCAAGGTGGTCATCGATGCCCTGTCAACCGAACGAATGTTGACTGGAACTTGCATCGCTGTGGGCCGTGCAGTCGAAGATGAAATTCTTTTGAACGAGTTGGCGGACACTCAGCCCGAGTTTCTTCGCACGATTCAGAAGAAGACATTCAAGAAGGTGGGGCAGAAGGTCAAGCGTCGATTTGCCCGTGATGCCGCCAAGGCCGTTGATCTTGTCACTAAGCGGTGGGCCAAGGCTGACGCTCTTGCTGTTGGGTTGCTGCTGGTAGAAATGCTGGCCGAGCGCACCCAGATCATTCAGATCGTCACCAAGTTGAATGCCCGGGGCCGCAAATATTGCGTGATTCAGCCATCTGCGGATATTCGCAAGTGGATCAAAGAATGTCACGAATACCACGAATCTCTTGAGCCGATGTTCCTCCCCATGGTGGAGAAGCCGCTGGAGTGGAACAATCCTTGGGTTGGCGGCTATGGCTCTCTTGAGTGGAAGCCTCGTCCGTTGGTCAAGAGCCGATCCAAGGCGTATCAGGAGTCGCTAGCCACCTCTCTACCCCCGGCGGTCTACAAGGCCGTTAACTTTGTCCAGAATACGCCGTGGTCGATTGACCGCCAGTCGCTGGAGTTGGTCAAAGAGTGTTGGAAAGAGGGCCTGACCATCGATGGTCTTCCTCCAAGCAAAGACGAGCCTCTTCCAACCAAGCCTCAAGATATCGACGACAACGACGAAGCCCGCCGCAGTTGGCGCAAGGCTGCCGCAAAGATTCATTTCTTAAATGAGTCCTTTGAGTCGCAGCGTCTGCTGATCCTGAAGACCCTGTTTGTGGCCGACAAGATGGCTGGGCACAGCAGGCTGTGGTTCCCCCATCAGTTGGATTTCCGTGGCCGGGGATACCCGCTGCCGTTGTTCTTGAATCCGCAGGGTTCGTCGTATGCAAAGGCTTTGCTGCGGTTCGCAGACGGCAAAGTTCTGAAGACTGATGCGGACCAGTTCCCGCTGTACATCCAAGTTGCCAACAAGTTTGGAATGGACAAGCAGCCGATGGCTGTGCGGTTGAAGTGGGTTGAGGAAAACAGGAAGGCAATTCAGCAGATTGCTGTTGACCCGTGGTCGAATCGGATGTGGACGGAGGCGGACGAGCCTTTTGCTTTTGTGGCCGCGTGTCGTGAACTGGCTGGACTGTGGAAGCATGGATCTGGGTTTGTCAGCAGCCTGCCGATTGCCATGGATGCCACTACTCAGGGTCTTCAGATTTATTCCATGTTGCTGCGAGATCCGGTGGCAGCCACGGCGACAAATGTCCTACCCGCTGCTGCCCCCTCTGATCCGTACCAGTTTGTTGCCAACAAGGTGACCAACAAACTAGCCAGTTCGTCTGATCCCCTAGCCAAGCAGTTGTTGGCTTTGGGCGTTGATCGCAGCACGACCAAGCGGCAAACCATGACGCTGCCTTACGGTCTGACCCTGCACTCTTGTATTGGCTATACCCGGGAGTGGCTTGAAGACCGCATCCGCAAGCACGGCCACAATCCGTTTGGTCTGGAGATGTATGCGCCAGTCGCCCTGTTGGGCAAGACGATCTGGGAATCAATCGGTGATGTCGTCGGGTCAGCCCAGCGTGGTATGGCGTTTATTCGTCAATGCGTTTCCACCCTGATTGACAACGATGTCACGCCGATGTGGATGACTCCTCTGGGTTTCCCGGTGCGAATGCGGTACGAGAATTACGACCTAGTCACCGTGTCTACCCGCATCGGGGCCAAGGCCAAGGTGCTGTCGATTCGACAAGAGAACGGTGTTCAGTCCAAGCGCAAGGCTATGAACGGGGGCCCAGCCAACTACATTCACTCGCTAGACGGCTTTGGTGGGCTGTTGGGACACACCGTGAATATGTGTGCGGCCAACGGGGTGAACCATCTTGGCTCCGTCCACGACCAGATCCTGTGCCTGTCTGGAGACTACATGAAGGTGTCTTCCTGCGTCCGTGAGGCCACGGTTGACATCTTCTCGCGGGATCTTCTCAGGGAGTTCCGTGAGGGGGCCTTGACCTATCTGGGAAGTTCTGGTACCATACCTGAAGTTCCAGAGTACGGTTCTCTGGACATCACCAAGGTTCGTGAATCAGACTACTACTTCAACTGATTCTAGAACTCTAGAAAGAAGGAGACACCACATGAGTGCGGCAAAGAACAAGTTCGTTCGCCTGACGAGTCCCCGGGGCACGGCCATTTACCCCCGGCTCACCACGCCAGACACCAAGTTCGACAAGGACGGCGTGTACAGCGTGGATCTGGAGTTGAACCCCGAGAGCAAGGATGCAGCGGCGTTCATCTCCTCCCTGAAGCAGGCGGCGGATGCTGCGTACAAGGCCGAGTGCGAGAAGCGCGGCAACAAGAAGTTGAAGCGGGCCGACCTCCCCATCAAGGAGACCGATGAGGGCCGGATCCGCATCAAGTTCAAGTTGAAGGCCAAGGCGGGTAACGACGAGAAGTCGTGGACCCAGAAGCCCATGCTGTTCGACTCCATGGGAGTTGCCATTCAGGCTCCGCCCAATGTCGGATCGGGCAGCGAGATCAAGGTGTCCTTTGAGGTTGTTCCGTTCTTCACGGCCATGGTCGGCGCAGGCGTTTCCCTGCGGATGAAGGCCGTGCAGATCCTTGACCTCAAGGAGTACACCCCCGGTGACCGCTTCGATGCCTACGGGTTCACGGCTGACCCCAAGGGCTTCGTGGCTCAGGCTGCGACCGAGGACTCTTCAGGCGGCGACGACAACGACTTCTGATGAAGATCGTTCTCAAGGTTGACCCAGTACCCGCATCTAGGCCGAGAATCTCGCGCCGAGGGTTCGCGTACTATGGCAAGACCTATGAGAAGTTCCGCCGAGAAGCAAGGGCAGCCCTTGACGCTATAAAGAAGCCCAAGGGCTGCCCTCTCGGTGGGCCGCTGATGGTAAAGGTTTGTTTCTTTTGTAAGTCGCCTAAGAAGCCAGCGAATTTCTGGCCCGTGGGCGACATCGATAATCATGTGAAGTCGATCTTGGATTCGCTCAATGGATGGGCGTGGCACGACGACTCACAAATCATGTGGCTGGTAGCGGAGAAGTGCTACAGTACTGAGCCACGAATTGAGATTGAGTGGAGCGAGAACTATGAACAACCACAAAGAGTCGGAGTTCGTCCAGCATGAGCCTTGCCCGAGTTGCGGCAGCAAGGACAATCTGGCCCGTTACACGGATGGACACGGTTACTGCTTCGGCTGCAAGTACTACGAAACTGGTACCGGAGAGCCTTTGCCGTCTGTCCTTCTTAAACGGACAGATTTGATTCCCATCGAATACGGTCCCCTGAAGAAGCGGGACATCTCAGAGGACACCTGTCGCTTCTGGGGCTACGGTCTTGGGGAATTCAACGGCCAGCCCGTCCAAGTTGCTCAGTACATTCGTGACGGCGAGGTCGTTGCCCAGAAGTTGCGCTTTGCCTCCAAGGACTTCGTGACCCTTGGCGAGTTCAAGGGTGCGCCCTTCTACGGCCAGCACTTGTGGCGTGACGGTGGGCGCATGGTCACCGTGACCGAAGGCGAGATTGATGCGCTGACCGTCAGCCAACTGTTTGGGAACAAGTGGCCTGTTGTGTCTGTTCCTTCAGGTGCTGCCGGAGCCCTCAAGTCTTTCCAGAACAATCTGGAATGGCTGGAAAAGTTCGATACGGTCGTGATCATGTTTGATGACGACGAGCCCGGTCGTGCTGCGGCCAAGGAGTGTGCCATGCTCCTGACTCCCGGCAAGGCCAAGATTGCCACGATCCCCGGGCACAAGGATGCCAACGAGGCCCATACTGCCGGAGAAGGAAAGCGAGTCATCGATGCTGTCTATGGTGCGAAGGCTTACAGGCCGGATGGCGTGGTACTTGGAGGTGATCTTTGGGATACCGTCAACGAAGACGATCCCAACGATTCCACACCCTACCCTTGGACGGCCCTTAACGAAAAGTTGCTTGGCATCCGTAAGGGTGAACTTGTGGTGCTCACATCGGGCACGGGCATCGGCAAGTCTTCGGTATGCCGGGAGATGGTCTGCCATCTCATTCGATCCGGCAAGAAGGTCGGACTGCTCATGCTTGAAGAATCTGTCAAGCGAACTGGCAGAAATCTCATGGGTATCCACCTCAACGCACCCCCTTACTTTTGGGCAGATCGTGGCATCAGCAGCGACCAGAAGCGAGAGGCGTTCGATGCGACCGTTGCGAAGGTTGTACTTTTCGACCACTTCGGATCAGTCGATCCAGAGAACTTGCTTGCCCGAACCCGGTACATGATCAAGTCGTGCGGCTGCGAGTACATCTTTCTAGACCACCTGAGCATCGTGGTGTCTGGTCTTGGTGATGGCGACGAGCGGCGACTGATCGACAACGCCATGACTTCTCTGCGTTCTCTTGTTGAGGAGACACAGGCGGCCATGTTCGTTGTTAGCCATCTCCGAAGACCGGATGGGGACCGCGGCCACGAAGAAGGTGCCTCCACCTCTCTTGCCCAGTTGCGCGGCTCTCACTCCATTGCCCAATTGGCTGATGCAGTCATTGGCTTGGAGCGCAATCAGCAGGGCGAAAACCCAAATGAGTTGGTGCTGCGTGTGTTGAAGAACCGTTTCACCGGAGACACGGGCATCGCTGGAATGCTTGGATACCACAAGGAAACCGGACGCTTGCACGAAATTGAAATGGAGACCAACGATGAAATCTGACCACGACATCGTGACCCGGCTCCGCGCCGTGCTTCACAACGACCGCAGCGTGGAACTGATGAACCGCGAGGCCGCCGACGAGATCGAACGCCTCCGCGAGGAACTGACCGCATCGCATGAATCGCACGGGAATGAGGCTGGTGCGCTTACGGAACGGCTGTCACTTGCGATCCATGAGCGCGACGAGGCGAGGCGGGAGGTGTGCGTCGCGGAAGCAATGCTTTCACCTCGCGACGATAAGACACCTCGCATGGAAGCCGCTGAGCGCGGCTGGGACTGCTTCAAGGAGGCGCGATGAGTGAAGTTTTTTTGTTGGATTGGATGGGGACCGACGACTCGGTAGTGAACGCTGCCCGCGTGTCTTTCGACAAGGCAGCCTCTAATTACTCGCCAGAAGCAAACAAAAAGTTGATCAACTACTTGGCGAAGCACAAGCATTGGTCTCCGTTTGCCCACACCTGTCTGTCGTTCCGCATCAAAGCCCCGATCTTTGTTGCTCGTCAGTTGGCAAAGCATCAAGTTGGACTGGCGTGGAACGAGGTAAGTCGCCGTTATGTTTCAGTAGAGCCAGAGGCTTGGCGACCAGATTCTTTACGGCAGGCTGCGGAAAATGTAAAGCAGGGCAGTTCCGATTCTTGTGTTGAAAACGAGCGTTCAATCATCGATTTCAACTACGCGGTCGGGGTTGCTTTGCGAACCTACCAGCAGTTGCTGCGTGACGGTGTTTGCCCGGAGCAGGCTAGGGCTGTTCTTCCTCAAGGCATGATGACCGAGTGGATCTGGACTGGTTCTCTTTATGCCTTCCACCGAGTCGTCACTCAGCGTCTTGCTCCAGAAGCCCAGAAGGAAACTCAAGAAGTGGCCCACAAGATTGACATGAACTGCTTCAATAAGTTTCCAGTTTCTTGGCAGGCCCTCACCATGACGGATCTAGAAAGATGATCACTAGATCAATGAAGCGGGTTGTGCTTGGCATTCTTGAGTCCTCCCGAGAAGTGGCGGATACTTGGCGTTCTGTTCAAGCAAGAAAGTCTGTTGAACGGCGACAGGAATTCGTGCGGGCCATGGACAGATTACAGCGGGCGATCAATCGTCTAGACAGGATCAAAGATGCGTAAGAGAAAACTTACAGACGAACAGGTCAAAGAAGTTCAGGCTTTGGCAAAGACATCCATCAAGAAGGTGGAGATTGCCAGACGGTACGGCATTAGCCCGCAGAGCGTTTCGTCTATTGCCCGGTTTGGCTACGAGCCGCGCCCGCCCCGATTTCGTGGTAAGATGCCGACAGACGAGGCCAACACATGGGAGAACATTGCTCGGCAGTACAACGCCAGAAACCCCGAAGATCAGATCACGGGAGAACGCGCCAAGCGCATATTTGAGAACTCGCTTGCTAAGATGCGCCGTTACTTTGCCAGTCGCAACCTAACTCTGAGCGACTTGCTCTAGAACTCTAGAACGGGAGAACGCCATGAAGACCGTTTACTTCGACATCGAAACCAACCCCATCAACGACTGGCTTGAACTGACGGACCTCAAGGAGATCCTGTGCATGGCCGTCAGCGTTGACGGTGAGGACCCCCGTATTGTGGAGGTCAAGGAGGGTCTGCGGATCTTGTTGGAGGCTGACAAGGTCGTCGGCCACAACATCCTGTCCTTTGACCTTCCGGCTCTAGAACGCCTGTACCCCAAGTTTGCTGTCAAGTTTGATCGGAGCCGTGCGGAGGACACCTTGGTCATCTCGCGGCTTCTCCACACCGATCAGCGAGACAAGGACTTTCAGGTCAGAGACTTCCCCAAGGAGTTGATTGGCAGCCATTCGCTGAAGGCTTGGGGTTACCGTCTGGGCTTGGCTAAGGCTGAGGCCCCATCTTTTGACCAGACTTCAGCGGAACTGCTGGAGTACTGCAAGCAGGATGTCCGCGTCACGATGGCTCTGTACGCCGCCCTGATGAAGCATCCCTCCGGGCCTCCTGCCCGCGCAATTCGACTGGAACACGACTTTGCCCAGATCATCAGGCAGCAGGAGCGCACGGGCTTTCCGTTCGATGTGGCTGCCGCCGAGGCTCTTCACGCCGATCTCCTGAAGGAGAACCTGATGATCGAACAGGAACTTCAAAAGAAGTTTCCTCCCATCGTGACGGAGCGCAAGTCGGAGAAGACGGGACGGGCACTCAAGCCCAAGGTGGAGGCGTTCAATCCCGGGAGTCGATTGCAGATTGCTGCGCGGCTTAAGGACCGTTACGGCTGGGTTCCGCAGGAGTTCACCCCAGACGGTCGGCCACGAATTGACGAAGCAATTCTGGAATCGCTCAACTACCCGGAGGCTCATCGACTCGCCCGGTACCTGACTGTTCAGAAGCGCATCGGGCAGTTGGCGGACGGCGACGAGGCTTGGCTCAGGCTGGTCGGTAAGGACGGACGGATGCATGGCCGGGTGAACACCAACGGGGCCCTCACAGGGCGTTGTACGCACCGTGGGCCCAACATGGCTCAGGTCCCCACAGACCCGGAGTACCGCCGCCTGTTCATCCCAGCAAAGGGGCTGCAACTGATCGGAGCAGACGCTTCAGGACTGGAACTGCGCTGCCTTGCCCACTACCTAGGTCGATACGACAAGGGCCAGTACGCCAAGGTGATTCTGGAAGGAGACATCCATTGGGAGAACGCCAAGGCGTTTGGCCTGATCAAGGATGTCCCACAAGACAAGAGCAATCCTGACCACAAGACGGCCCGCAATCAGGCCAAGGGTGCCATCTATGCCCTGATCTACGGAGCAGGCAATGACAAGTTGGGGATGGTTCTTGGTGGGAACAAGGAGCGGGGCCGCAAGGCTAGGCAGAACTTTGAGGCCAAGGTTCCCGCCTACCTGAAACTCAAGGAGGCCGTGTCCATGTCGTTGGCGGCGAACAACTTCCTGCGTGGGTTGGACGCTCGTCCTCTGTATCCCCGCTCAGAACACGCCGCCCTCAACACTCTGCTCCAGTCTGCCGGAGCGGTGGTTATGAAGGAGGCTTGTGTCTTGGCGTGGAAGCGGTTCCGCGACGAGAACATCCCTGTGGAACAGGTCGCCTCTGTTCATGATGAATATCAATTCATGGCTCCTGCGGAATACGCCGAAGAGGTTGGTAAGATTGCGGTATGGGCCATTCAACAAGCCGGAAGAGAGTACGAGTTCCGTTGTCGTCTGGACGGCGAGTATCGCGTAGGAGCCAGTTGGGCGGACACGCATTGATTCCCTATGTGGCCGGAGTGTTGGATGGCGAAGGCTGCATTCGTTACAAATCAACCCCTACTGTAGAGATCACCAATAAGCACCAAGGAATGCTGGTTGCTCTGCAAAAGCGTTGGGGCGGTGCCGTCCGTGTCAAAGGCGAGGGCATATATGTGTGGTGCTTGTACGGACAACGGGCACTCAACTTTTTGTCCCAGATGTCCAAGTACAGCATCGTCAAGTATCCCCAGATTGTCGCCTTGTTTGCCGCGTCTTACACCGCCTGCCCAGAAACCCGCAACAAGCACATTGCTGAACTAAAGAGGCTCAAGAGTGTCTACACCGATTGACTACATGACCACCGACGAACTGCTTCACGAACTCAAGAAGCGATTCGATGAGATGCTGTTTATTGGGTACGAAATCAAGAACAAGAAGGGTGGCGACACTTACCACATTTCTTGTAAGGCCACCATGCATGGAGGCTTTGGGCTGGTGGAAGTGCTAACCCGGGCTATCGAAGCCCAAGAGGATGAGGAGTAATGTCCAAAAAGAGAAAGACAAAGAAGCCGACCCTGTTGATCGACGGCGACATCCTGATCTATTCGGTTTGTTCGGCGTGTGAGTACGCTGGACGATTCGATGATGAAACCGATGTGGCCTTCTGCAATGTGAACGAAGCCTTGGCTATGTGCGAGGGCATCGTCACGAACTGGACAAAGCGGCTCAAGGCTGGCGCGGTTGTGTTGGGCTTCAGCGGCAAGGACAATTTCCGAAAGGTGATTTACCCGGCTTACAAGAGCCATCGTAAGGCTTGTCGTAAGCCGTGTGGGTACAAGCCCGTAAAGGCCATGCTGGCCGACAAGTACGAGGTGCGAGAAGAAGCCCCATTGGAGGGCGACGACATCATCGGCATCCTGCAAACACAGGGCACCTACGGAAGCACCATTCTTATTTCGTCCGACAAGGATCTGAACTGCATCCCCGGCACCATCTGGAACCCCGACAAAGACGATCAGCCCCGCGTCATCACGGTAGAAGAGGCCGACCGTAACTGGCTGATGCAGACGCTGACCGGAGACAAGACTGACGGCTACCCCGGCTTGGAAGGGGTTGGCCCGGTCACCGCCGCGAGGATCCTGAAGTCTGGGACTTGGGATGAAGTTCGGGAAGCCTATGCCAATGCGGGCTTCAACGAAGAGTATGCTTTGACGCAAGCCCGCTGTGCCCGCATTCTGCGCCACGGCGAATACAACTGGGACACTAAGGAGGTCACCCTATGGAAGCCATGAATCGCACTCGCCTTCTCGCCATTCACAAGGAATTGACGGACGAGGCCCGGACTCTTTCTGAGCGCAAGAACCACGACTACTCGGGCGGCAAGGATGACACCCACCCCTTCCTGAACTTCACCCGGTGCGAGGCTATGGGCATTTGCAAGACGGAGGCGGGAATTCTTGTGCGCCTGACCGACAAGATGTCCCGTCTTTCGACCTTTGTCACGACCGGGGAGTTCAAGGTCAAGGACGAGGCTCTCCGCGATACGGTGCTGGACATCATCAATTACGCGGTAATCCTCTACGCCTATACGCAAAGTCAAAAGAACAATGGCTAATACCCGTTTATCTAAGGAAACTTTGCCTTTAATGCCGATCCCGCGGATCAGCCCGGAATTGCTTTCTTTTCTTGACCAGAACTTCCCGGAACGGTGTGCGGAACTGGGCGACGATCTACCCACTATTTACCACCGGGCTGGACAACGGTCGGTGGTTAAATACCTAATCAGCCTTTTTGAGGAACAAAACGAAAATGTGTAGCCGAGCCGGAAGAATGCCCCCACCCCCCGCAACGGTTGAACTCCCGCCTGCCCCCAAGATTCCTAATTTGATCGCACCGACCACGCTTCAGGCTGGCCCCGGTCGTCCCCGGGAAAAGGGCATTGTTGGAGAAAACCCGACCTTGGCTCGTCGCGGTAAGCGCAGCCTTGTCATCCCGATGGGCGGAGTCTAAATCATGGAAAGCGGTAAGGCCCTGTATCTGCGGCTGGAAACCCGGCGGTTCTCGTTCCTTGAACGGGCCCGGGATTGCGCCAGACTGACCCTGCCGCACCTCCTGACTGACGAGGGCGACCGTACCGCTGAGAAGTTCCCTGCACCTTGGCAGGCGGTAGGAGCGCGAGGCGTTAATAACCTGTCGTCGGCCCTGCTGTTGTCCCTTCTGCCCCCGAACGCCCCCTTCTTCCGGTTCATCATCGATCCTGCGGCAGCCCGCAACCTAGATTCGATGTCCCCCCGGGCCCGCAGCGAGGCGGAGCAGAGCCTGTCCGACATGGAACGGACGGTGATGAAGGAGATCGAAGCCCAGAGCATCCGGGTCGCCCTGTTTGAGGCTCTAAAGCAACTCATTGTTTGCGGAAATGTGCTTCTGTACTTCCCCGACGAGGGGCCCATGCGGGTGCTGCGGCTGGACCGTTATGTCGTGAAGCGCGACCCGATGGGCAATGTCCGCAAGATCGTCATCAAGGAGAATGTCTCTCCGGCCATGTTGCCGCCAGAGGTGGCATCCATGGCTAAGGACTGTCTGTGCGCTCACGAAGACACGGTCGAACTGTACACCTGTTGCCACACCCTCCCCGACAACAAGGTAGAGGTCTACCAAGAGATTGGTGGCAACATCATTCCCGATTCCTACGCAACCTACCCCGCAGAGCGCAGCCCCTTCCTAGCCCTGCGGATGCATCGGGTTGACGGGGAAGACTACGGTCGCTCTTATGTGGAGCAGTACTACGGGGATCTGGTCTCGCTGGACAGCCTCTCCAAGAGCATTGTCGAAGGTGCTGCGGCTTCTGCCAAGGTCTTGTTCTTGGTCAACCCCACGGGAAGCACCCGGGCCCGGAAGATCGCCCAGAGCCCAAATGGAGCCATTATTGAGGGCAACGCCCAAGATGTGACGGTTCTACAGGTCGCCAAGGCCGCCGACATGGGCGTGGCCCTTCAGACGATCAACACGATCAACGAGCGGCTTTCTTACGCTTTCCTGCTGACTGAAGCCTCCATCCGCAACGCGGAGCGTGTGACGGCTGAAGAGATCCGGCTGGTGACCCAGTCCATCGAACGCCAACTGGGCGGGATCTACAGCCTTTTGTCGCAGGAATTCCAGTTGCCGCTGGTTAACCGCATCATCGACCGCCTGACCAAGGCCAAGAAGATGCCGAAGATCGATAAGCGGTATGTCACCCCCACCATCGTCACCGGAATCGACGCTCTGGGCCGGGGCAACGACCTGAATCGTTTGGATATTTATCTCCAAGGAATTGCTCAAATTCTCGGCCCCGGCGGCATTCAGCAGTATATTGATTTCCGGGAATACCTGAATCGCCGTGCAGCCGCGCTCGGGATTGACACGGCTGGTCTTGTGAAGACGGAAGAGCAGATTGCTCAGGAACAGCAGATGGCAATGCAGCAGCAGATGCTTGCTATGGCTGGACCCCAAGCCGCCAAGACCACGGGAACAATGATTGAGCAGATGAATCAACAGCAATGAGTAACCACCAGCAAGTCACCATCGTCCGAGATACCGCAGAGTCCAATGGCGAAGTCGATGCCATGAAGCAGGCATTGGAAGGTGCGCCTCCGCCGGAAGAGCCCCAGCCCATCGTGGAGCGTCCTGAATGGCTCCCGGAAAAGTTCAAGGATCCGACTGAACTGGCTAAGGCGTACAGCGAACTGGAAAAGCGGATCAGCAATCCAGAGAACAAGGCCGACTTTGCTGGCCTTGAGAAGTACTCGCAGGAGTTCTACGCCAACGGCGACATCAGCGAGGAATCGGTCAAGGAGATCGTGAATACCTACGGTCTGCCCGAGACCATGGTGCGCTCCTACATTGAAGGCCAGCGTTCCATGTTGGATGCCGAGACCAACGCTGTTATGCAGATGGCTGGCGGGCCGGAGGCTTATCAGGGCATGATTGAGTGGGCTGCGGGAGCCCTGCCTGAAGCCGAGATTGATGCCTTCAACAACATCATCGATGGCCGGAATCCCCACGCCGTTCGGATGGCCGTTGAAGGGCTAAAGGCGCGTTACCAGAAGGAAAACGGTTCACAGGGCCGCCTGATTCAGGGCGAGGTGGCTGGGCCTAGCGGCGGTGCGTACCGTAGCGTGGCTGAAATCGTGGCCGCCATGAAGGATCCCCGTTACGCCAAGGATCCCGCATACCGCAAGGATGTGGAACAGCGCGTTGCTCTCTCTAACGCCCTTGGAGTTTCATCGTGATTAACAAGTTGCCTCACAATGTGAAGACCACCGTTCTGGGTATTGCCACCATTCTTACCGCCGCTGGCACGGCCCTTGTGGCAATCCTTGATGGCGATGCGGCTACCACCTTTGACATGGGCACGACCATTGCCGCCATCACCGCAGGCATCGGCCTGATCATGGCTAAGGACGCTTCGGAGAAGAAGTGATGTGGGGGTGGGTCGGTGAAATTGTCACCGCAATCCTCAAGTTTCTTGAAGGATTGGTATCTAAGGATACGAATGCCAAAACAGCCGATCCGACTGCTGGCGGTGTCCGTTCTCGGTTTCATGACCGGGTGCGGAACCACCGTGCTTCTCGTACCCCCGGGGACTCCAGTCCAACTGGCTGAACCCGTAAAGGCCCATGTATTTGTCGTTCAACAAGACGGCACAAAGATCAAGTCTGCAAACAGAGTTGAGATTCCGGCTGGTTGGTGGGCCGCTGATGTTCCAGAAGAACCTCCGGCTGCGCCGTGAGCCCAGTCTCACCTGATTCGCGTAGGCCCTCGGAACCCCCCAGAGAAATCTGTGGGGTTCCTTTACTTTCCCGGTAGAGATGGCCGGGAGGTGTCTCCAGTATTGCTGGCCCCTTGCGAGGGATAACCGTAAGAAAAAGACATAAATGCATCTTACAACACACCCAATTAGGAATTAAAACGAAATGGCTAGTTACAACTACACGGGCCCGTCCCGTCTTGGTCAGGTCAATCTGGCGGGGGATGTCGATGCCCTCTTCCTCAAGGTTTTCTCCGGCGAAATCATCACCACCTTTGAGAAGTACAATGTGATGATGCCGCTCCACCGTGTGCGGACGATCCAGAGCGGCAAGTCTGCTCAGTTCCCCGTCACGGGCGTGGCTGATGCCAAGTACCACACTCCGGGCGAGTCCGTCCTGAGCGAGGCTTCGGGCACCAACCTGTTTGCCGCAGGCACTTCGGCTGGTTCTCCGACCACCTCGTTTGACTCGGGCAACTCGGCTGATTCCAAGTACCTGAACCGTTTCAAGCACGCTGAGAAGGTCGTCTTCATCGACGATGTGCTGGTGTCCTCGGTCTTCGTGGCCGATCTGGACGAGATGAAGAACCACTACGATGTGCGTTCGATCTACAGCACCGAAATCGGTCGGGCTCTGGCTTACACCGCCGACAAGAACCTGATCCGCACGGCTATCGCTGGTGCCCGCACCGCGACTGACCGTTTCGGTGGCTCTGATGCAACCTTCCTTGGTGCCCAGATCCCGGTCGGATCCACCACCACGGGCGAGAAGTTGATCGACGGCCTGTTCGTCGCTGCTCAGAAGATGGACGAGGCCAATGTGCCTGCTGAGGATCGCTTCTGCGTTCTTCCCCCGGCGCAGTACTACAAGTTGGTCAACGAGAATCAGGAGGCCATCAACCGTGATTACGGCAATGAGGGCAACGGCTCGGTGGCTGGCGGCATGATCATGCGGGTGGCTGGCATCCAGATCGTGAAGAGCAACCACATCCCGACCACCAATGAGACCTCGGCCAACATCCACAGCGATGGCGGCGTGAAGAACGATGTCTTCGGTGCGGGCGGCGTGGGCTACGGTCAGGCCAACTTCAGCACGACCCGCGGCATCGTCTTCCAGCGTGAAGGCATTGCCACGGTCAAGTTGATGGATCTCTCGCTTGAGTCGGAGTACATCATGGAGCGGCTTGGCACCCTGATGCTGGCTAAGTACGCCATGGGTCACAATGTCCTCCGCGAGGAGTGCTGCTACGAACTGGTCGGCACGGGCTGATCCGTTCTCTCACCCCTGAGTTAAAGAGGGGGTGGTTCCCTTAGTTGGGTTCCACCCCCTCTTTTGTTTGAGGTTTCCCTATGTCGTTGACAAAGACCACCAGAATCCAAGCGGTAAACACCATGCTGTCTGCCGTTGGGGAGCCCCCGGTTAACTCCCTATCGGCCCAGCGGGCGGACTCGCTGATTGCCCAGAACATCCTTGACGAGGTTTCCCGGGAGGTTCTGACCTACGGCTGGCACTTCAACACCGACGAAAATCTGACGCTGACCCCAGACAGCAACACGGGGTTCATCTACCTCAGCGACAAGATTGTTCGTGTTGACATGGACCGCATGGAGTACGAGTACGATGTGGTTGTCCGGGGAAACCGCCTGTACAACCGGAAGACCAATTCATATGTCTTTCCCGGTCCCATCAAGGTGATTCAGGTTTACCTGATGGACTTTGACGAGATGCCCGAAACGGCCAAGCGGTACATCACCGTCCGGGCTGCCCGGATCTTTCAAGATCGCATGGTCGGCTCCGAGAAGCACCACGGGTTCACGCTCCGGGATGAAGTCGCCGCACTCGCTATGATGAATGAGTACGAGAACGAGATCGGTGATTTCACCATTTTCGATAACTCCGATGTGTGGCGCACCTTCATTCGTCGTGGGTCTTACCGAGTCAATTAATGCCCCTGATCACCTCCCCCATCCCCAACCTCATCGGCGGCGTTAACCAGCAGCCCCCGTCCATCCGGCAGGCCAACGAGGCTGAAAAGGTGGACAATGCTGTGCCTTCGCCTATTGAGGGACTGCTGAAGCGACCGCCAACTGAGCGGATTGCTGTGGTAGCGGACAGCGGGGGAACGCTCAGGAACATCAACAAGACGGAATCTTTGTTTGTTCACCTGATTGAGCGGGACGAAACTGAAAAGTATCTACTCGTTGTTCAGGAAAGTGGCACCGCCGATATCTACGACTTGGCGGGAAACCGAAAGACGCTTCTGGTGGACTCGGGGGTGTCGCTGGGGTCGGCCACTTCGGGCAAGCGCAAGGCTTTGACGATTGGCGATGTGACCTTTATTTCCAACGCTACCAACCCAATTGCCGCAGCCGCGGACACGGTGACTGGAATTCCTTCCGATTACAACCGTGCTGGACTGGTGTGGATTAAGCAGAGTAACTACAACCGCGAACACATCATCAAACTGACCAGCGGGGGAACGACCACGGTCTTTACCCACATTAGCCGCTCGGTTCAGATCACCAACGAGGGAAGCAGCGGAACTCCCAACACTTACAGCAATGTCCTTTTGACTTATGTTTCAGGAGTCAAAGCGACGACCTACCCCAAGGCTCAAATTACTGTGGGCTCCGGCGGCAAGGTGACTAAAATTGTCATTGTCGAAGACGCTATTGGCTGGGAGTCGGAGCAAGTCAACACGGTTCTTTCAGCCAACTCGGGTGATATTGGCGGAGCGAACAACTTTCAGGTCACGATTCAGTCCTCCGTGCAGGGCGAAATCGGTACAGACCGAGTGGCCCGGGCTCTGTGGGAAAACGCTGCTAGTGGCTACATTGGGCCTCCCGGCGGTATCAAGGCCACCAGCCCCTACACGGCAAGCGAGTACGAGGACAGCGTCATTTACATCAAGGGCAGCGCAGACTTCACCGTGGTCGTCGAAGACGACTTTGGTGGGGACGGTATGGCCTACATCAAGGACACCGTCCAGCGATTTGAAGACTTGCCGCCTAGTGCGCCCCACGGCTACATGGTCAAGGTGGTCGGGACTCCCGAATCTCCTTACGACGACTACTGGGTGAAGTTTAAGGCCGACAACGGCACTTTCTCCCGGGGGATCTGGGAAGAGACCGTGGCACCCGGCCTGAAGTACAAGTTTGACTACGCCACCATGCCGTTGCTGATCATTCGACAATCTGACGGCACCTTCTACCTGAAGAAGGGGGATGGCCTGAATGGAACGGGAGCCGCCGTTGGGGCCTCCTACAGCGGTCTCAAGTGGTTTGATCGGCTGGTTGGTGACGACTTGACGAACCCCTTCCCCACCTTTGTCGGGGAGCGGCTGCAAGACATGGTCTTCTACCAGAACAGGCTGGGGATCATGGCGGGGGAAAACATCATCTTCAGCGAGGTGTCGGAGTTCTTCAACTTCTTCCGAACCACCACGCTGGATTTGCTGGACTCAGACCCCATTGATGTCGCTTCGTCCAGCCCCCGGGTAGGAAAGATTGTGGCTGCCGTTCCGTTTAACCGGGACTTGATTCTGTTTACGCCCACGAATCAGATGGTTCTTCGCGGGGGCCAGATCCTCAGCCCCAAGCAGATTGCCATTATTTCCGTGGCCGACTTTGACAGCCAAGCCGCAACGGTTCGCCCGATTCCTTCGGCCACCTCCGTGTTCTTTACCTTCGCCAATGGCGGGTTTACCGGAGTTCGTGAGTTGGTGCCCCAGCCCGCTCTGGACGGGTCCTATCTGGCAAACGACATCACGAACAATGTCTCTCGGTACATTGCAAGCACCCCCCGGCACATCACCGCGTCCACACACGACAATCTGGCTGCCGTGGTTGCCGGGGACGAAATCTACTGTTACCGCTATTTCGATCAGAACGGAACGCGGCTACAGTCGGCATGGTTCCGGTTCACCTTTCAGGATTCCAATCCAGAGGCTTATGCCTTTGCCCGCCCAATGTGGGCAGGCTTTGTGGAGTCTGATATGTATGTGGTCATGCTGCGAACCAGAAACAGCACCACAGGCTTCATCACGATTGAAAAGATCCGCATGGGGGTCGGCATTAATGATGTAGCCACCACCAACCAGACATGGGTAACCAATCTGGATCAGCGGGCCTACCTTGCAGCGGGAAGCGGAACCTACAACAGCACCACCGGGCTGACCACCTTTACCCTGCCTAGGCCAATGTCGTATGCTGCGGGCAAGACCAAGGTGGTGGCCGTGAATGGCCTTGTTCTTTCGCTTGCCGGGGGCACCTCATACAACATTGCCACGGCGGCTCAGGGCACGGTCAATGTCATTGGCGACTACTCCAACACCGCTGTTTGGGTGGGCACCAATTACATCATGGAGTACGAGTTCTCAACCCCGTATCTCCGCAGCGGCGTGGCCTCTCGGGCTGGAACGGTCAACGCCGCATTGCTGACTGGGCGGCTCCAGTTGCGGTACCTGACGCTGCAATATGCCGATACCGGGTATTTCCGGGTTACGGCTCAGGTTCGTAACGAGGATACTTACGAATACCCCTTTACCGGGGAAGTTCTTGGGACCTCGCTGCTGGACAACGCTAACATCTCGTCTGGAGCCTTCCGTTGTCCCATCTACTCCAGAAACGAAAACACGGTTATCCGAATCATTAACGATTCTCCAATGCCCTGCAAGATTCTCAGCGGAGACATTGAAGCATCGTATGATGACCGCGCACAACGCTTCGGATGATTAAAGTACGCTCCAGCATTCGTCAGGACATTCCTTGGCTGGCCCAGACTATGCGCCCGGAAGACCGGGACGAAGTCTACGCCGGGTCAAAGGACACGCCGCACAAAGCCTTGATTAAGGGCTTTACTTATTCCACAGAATGCTTTACTGTGGTCTGCCCTGAAGGCAAGCCTTTAGCGATGTTCGGCTATGTCGCAGCACCTCAAGACAATGTGTCTTATGTCTGGATGCTTGGTTCGACGGAGTTGCTGAAGCACCGCTGGAGTTTCTTAAGGCAGTCGCGGGAATGGGTCGATTACCTTCAAAGCAAAGCCCCTATTCTGACGAACCTTGTGGATCGACGCAATACCGTACACATTGCTTGGCTTAAGTGGCTGGGCTTTAAATTTGTACGAGTACTCCCTGAATACGGGCATTTAAAACTTCCCTTTGTAGAGTTTGTAAGGACTAAGTCATGTGCGGAATAATTGAAGCAATTGTTGCATCTACTGCCATTGCAGCCGCTTCTAGCGCGGCAAATATTGCCTCACAGAATCAGGCGGCCCGCGCCCAAAACTCCTATAACCGCCGTCTTGGGATCGCGCAAAATAAGCAGTATGAGCAGAATGCGGCGGCAGTCCGTCAAGATGTGTTGATGCAGACGGAGATGCTGGCTCGGCGCAACCTTGAGCAGCGGGCCGCAACGCAGAACGAACTTCAGGGCATTGCCCGGAATGTTCGTGAAGCCTCCGGGTCAGCCGCAGCAATGCAGGCTGGTGCTGGAATCGAAGGACGCTCCGTCGATCTTCTCCATGCCCAGTTTGCTCGGGAAGTTGCCGAGTATGAGTCTGTCGCGGCGCGGAATATCCGGTCGGCAACCACGCAGGCCAACATGGAGGCGCAGGCCATTTATGCTCGGGGCCAGTCTGCAATTAACAGCGGCTACCCCAACCCGCTCCCGCCCAGCCAAACGGTCAGTCCGTTTACAAGCCTGCTGAACGGCGCAGCAACTGGTATCAGCGTGGCAACGGCCTTGAACTCGTTCCAGACTCCTAATGGAGTTGGGCCCACGGCTAATCCCGGCACCAGCGGTCAGAGCAACTTCTTTAATCCGATTGACCCCTCCTCATGGAATGCCGTCCGCTTCCTGCGGTCTTTCTAAGGTAATTCAATGGCAAAGCAGCGACCCTCTCTAGAAGTTACGGCAAGCCCTGTCAGCACTTTTGTGCAGCCCCAGTCTGCAATTGCTGGGGTTGAATTGTTTGACCAGCAGACGGTTAATCTTGCTTTGCAGTTTAGCCAAGCCTTCAGCAACCTGTCGGTGACGGCAGCGCAGTTTGCTGGTGGATTGCGGCGGCAGCAGAATGAAGAAGAGTTGGCTGCGGGAGCCGACCTGATTAATCAGAGCCGCAAGTCTTATGCGGAGTTGGTGCGCTCTGGGCAGATCAAGCCCACGGAAAATCCTTGGTTTGCTGTCGGGGCCCAACAGGCCAGCGGAGCCTTGGAGGGTATGCAGGCTCGGGCCCACTTCTCCGCCCTGTACGAACAGCGCAAGGAAGAAGACCCCAAGTTCTTGGAGAGTTCTGACGGCTTTAACGCGCTTGCTGCTCAGTACGCACAGAATGTTTCAGAGCAGTTTGGGGATGCCGCCTATATGTCGCGGGCGTTCTTTGACTCATTCAACCCTTACATCGGATCCATGGCTCTCCAGCATGAATCCAATGTGATCAAGGCTCGGGAAGAGAAGATTGCCATTGGCGTTTCGGCAAGCGTTGCCAAGGGCGTTCAGGATGTCCTCAGCCGCGACCCGATTGTGGCAAAGGCTGCGGTTGCCGTCCTGCAAGAGGAAATTGACAACTACATTCAAAGCGGCGCGAACCCCACAAAGATCAATCAGGCGGTTGCGGACAACCTGATTCAGATCATGTCCCAGACTGAAAACTGGCAGGAAGCCCGAGACATCCTGTACAGCCTGAAGTCGGGTACTGGAAAGTTGGTAGATACAGAGTATGTACAAGCGCAGTTGGCCCTGAATGATGGGAAGATCCAAGCCAACGCCCAACGCCTGACCGTTCAACTTTCTAATGAAATGTTTGAATGGGCCGAGAGCAATGCCGATCTTGTCGCTGGAGGCCAATTGAGCCGCGAAGAGGCCCTGCTGGAGTTTGATGCTCGGTTTGCGGGACGAGTGACCCCGGCTGAATATGAGTCCAAGAAGGGCTGGTTTCTGAAGACCGTTGAGAAGCGGCAGGCTGAACTCATTGAGCAGGCCAACACGGAAAGCGTGAACAGCCTGTACCTTCTGGGTCGGAACCTTTCCATGGGCACACCGCCTCCCGAAATGGACGAGGCTGCCTTTATGCTTAATGCAAAGGATCAGATTGATGGCCGAATCCGCGGCCTTGTAGAAAAGGGGGTCATTACGGAGCCGCAGGCACGGACAATGCAAGCCCAGTTGTTTTCGGATCTTGAGGCTGGCAGCGAGACCCGAGAAGCCTACCGGGCCATGCAGAGTCTAGAGTTCTATAACAGAACTACTGAAACATCCTTTGCCCGGGATATGGACGAATTCGTCACGGGGTCTGGAACGATGCCAGCCACCGGGGAACTCCGTATGGTGTTTGACGACCGCCTTGTTTCTGTGGGCGTGGCCCCGGACAGCGACAAGGCCACGGCTCTTCGCAGCATGGAGTTTGAGCGGTTGCAGACCCGTCTGGCCGCCGTTCGTGAAGAGCGGGCACGACAGTTCGGCGGTTCTCTTCGCCCCGCGCCAAACGATCCGCCCGATGTTGCAAAGCGGAAGCAAGAAGCCCACATTAAGTTGCTTGTGGCAGAATTGGATCTCGGCTTCTCCTTTGACAACCAGACCACTTTGTCCGACCTGACCCGGAACTTTGTCCGGTCTATTAGCCCAGAACAGATCAACGGTGGTGGGGACATCTCCGCTCTTGAGGATATGTTCTACGCTTACTCGTATCTGCGACAGAACGGCATTGAGGACAAGCCGCTGTGGCCTTCCGGTCCTTACGGTACGGCGGTCAAGGAAGCCGTGGAGTACGCCTACGCTGCGATGCAGGGTGGCACCAAGGATCTTCGGTCTGTCTACAGCGATGTGATCCTGCGGAAGACTTGGGGGCAGAACGCTGGAATTAATTTCCTTGCTGGTGGCAATCCCTTTGATCATGCCGACATTGCTGGTAATGACGGACAGGACATGATGCGGGCATTCTCTAATTTGCGAAGCCGATATTTGGAAAACCCAGATGCCGCAATCTACGGGTCGGCCAAGTTTGCCATGTACTACCGCAACGGTCTGAGCCAGTTCATGAATCATCGGGAAGCATTGAAGAATGCGGACAAGCGATTCAAGGACGAACACATCTTTGTTCGGGGCTCCGCCATTCCGCGTAAGGATCTTCCTCAATCGGTGGACACTTTCTTGATCACCCGGTACCTTGATGAACGGTTCCCCGGCCTTCAGGCAACCCTTACGGTTCAGGCTGAGGACATCAACGGCAACCCGATCATGTATGCGACCAACAGGGAAGGTCAAATTCTTGACGAGACCCCGGTCATGCTCAAGGATCTTCGTTTCGGGGTTGAGGACATCATTCGGTTTGGAGAAAGCCGCCGCAGTCGGAAGCCAAAGCCTCCGATTCAGCGCGACTCCGTCCTGCCCTCTGCGGCACAACCCATCTTTGCCGACGACACGGTTCGCCGTCCGCTCTTCTAAGGATTTCTCTTGGAACAGATTAAGCAAATTATCCCCTCTCCGGTTAACTCCTTTACGCCCTCGGAGCGGCGGTACTTTGAGCAGCAGGCTCTCCAGACTCCATACATGGATGCTGGGCGGCAGGAGTTCTTTGATGGCCCGTTTGCGGAAACCATCGTTGGTGCCCGGAATACCTTGACTGGCGCGGCGATGACTCGGCTGGTGGACTTCGGGTTTGGTCTGTTTGATGATGATGTTCCGTTGAACCTTACCCAACGCAAGAGCGAAGTCGATGCCTCCAAGGACCACCCCTCGTTCTTCCTGCGGAACAATCCTGAAGCGATTGCTGAGGATCTCCAGAACATCCCAGCAGACGAAATCCCGTGGGTTCTGTCTTCCAGTTCCTTCCCGGAGTACGAGCGGCGGCTGCGGTTTATCCAGACGGCCCAGCCGGAGATGCAGCAGTTTGGGTCCATGGGTGGCCTTGCGCTGGGCTTGGGAGCCGATATTGGCTTCATGACCACGGTGGGGATGCTGGCAGAGCCCTTGGTGCTTACTGGAATGGGAACGGAGGTTATGGCTGGACGGGTCACCGCACAGGCTTTAAGCACCACCCGGACGGTTGAATTGGGCCGTGCCGTGGCTGAGGCGACAAACGCTGTTGGCCGCATGGGATTGACTGGGCGATACGCTGCGCTGGGTGTGGGCGAAGAAGTGATGTATCAGGCCGTCAGGAACGGCATCGATCCCGCCTATGACCCTTCGGCCACCGAAGTCGTCCGTGACCTAACGATTTCTGGCGGCGTTGCTGGACTACTGGGCGGAGCCTTGTTTGGTAAGGCGTTCGTCCGTGAAGCCGTGGAAGCGACTGCCCGCGAATTCCGGGCTACTAGGCGAACCAAACTTCCGGGCGGTTACACCGTGGAGTACACGGACGGCTTCCGGTTTGACAACATGGCGGCGGCAGACAATATGCTGTTCCGCCCCGGCTCGGGATCATTTGAGTACGAGGCTCAACAGGTTGCTGACGACCTGTGGGTTGACTGGCAGCGCAGCCCACGCAATGTGGATCTGTTTGCGCCCGGAACCCGTGAAATGAGTCTTGGCGTGATTGAGCCCGTGGAATTGGAGCGGGCTGCCGGGGTGTACGCCTTTGGCGAAGGGCCTACCCGAACTCTGTATCAGTCTCGTCGGGCCGATACCGGGGAAATGGTGTGGACTACCACCCCGCCCGCGCTTGCCGAAGGAGCCGCAGCCCCCCGTCGAATCGAACTTTCTACCGTTACCCCTCCCCTTGAGGGCAAGAACTGGACTGAAATTAAGAACAAACTCGGCCTGCCTCGTAACGCCTCTCAAGAGGCCGCTATTGAACGGGCCAAGAAGTTGGGCTTTGCCACTCTGGAACTCCCCGGCAAGCGGGGGGCAACCGAAGTCATCGTCCTTAAGGACTTGCCTAAGCCCCAAACGAGGCCGCCTATGGGCCCTGTTACGGGCACTCGGTCTGCAATTAAGGCCGCGGCTTGGGAGTTGTCTCTGGCCGGGGTCAAGTTGAACGAGAGCGTCTTTGGCGGCATTGCTCGGGCCCTTGTCCGTACTGAGGGTCGCCGCCTGAGCGGAATGGCCTTCAATAAGGACTTCTGGGAGGAAGTAATTGCGGAGGTTGGTGTGCCGCCAGAGGTGGCTGCTAAGTTGCGCCCCATCAATGAGCGAGCCCGTATTCAGGGCATTGACCGCAGCCTGCTGGATGTTCGCGCCCGGGAAGACATGGTTGATTCGGTGTATGACCGGATTCGCCACGGGCCTATTGAGCGTGGCGCAGATGAGCCGCCTTCATTGATCTTCAAGGTTCTTACTGAGATCAAGAAGCGCGGAGGCCGCGTTAACCGCACCACCGTTGGTGAGGTCATTGACGAACTCCGAGCGGTCTCTCAGAACCCTCCCAAGCGAATCAATCGTAAGGGGGCCTCGGTTCTGGACACCAACGCTCGTCGGGCTCAAGTAATCCAGATCATCAATAAGCGGGTCAAGGAAGGCGGTGAAATCAGCATCCCGGCTACCCTGCTGAACCAGATGAATCCGGCTCCGGCGGCTGGGGCTGCTGGTCGTGCCGCGGTTTCTCCTACTGGTGGCCCAGCAACGCCTACCACGGGGGGCCTTGCAGCGGACGCTTCGGATGTGCCTGCTCACCGCACCTTTATTCCCGGCTGGCAGGCTCTTGGCAATCAGGCCGCCCGGGCAACCAGTTACGAAAACAAGAACGGCTGGGGCCGCCTGATCGGGTTCTTGGCGTTCAATGCTCGTCGTGACTTTGGGACGGCAGCCCAGCCCTTTACCGTGTTTGAGCGCGGGTCTAAGTTCCTGTACCAAAGCCTTACGGAGTTTGCGGTCTCGTATCGCAACGGCTGGATTCGCTTTGCGGTGGGCAACGGACAGAACAATGTTTCAGAGGCAGGTTTGTCTGAAACTATTGTGTCCATGTTCAAGAACCGGGAACTGCGGAAGGACTTTAATGCCCGCGTAGTTGCCCAGTTGCGCTCAGGATCCTTTGATGATCCTGTGGAAGCCGTGAACGAAACCGCTCAGGTTCTCCGAAAGATTTTCAACAAGGTTCACGACTTTGCACATCAGTCGGGTTTGGCTGGCTTTACGAAGTCGGCCACGGTCAACTACTTCCCCCGGATCTATCGTTGGGATCGGATTCGGCGGCTGGCTTCCACCCCCCAAGGAGCAAAGGCTCTCAAGGACTTGATCAAGTCGTCTTGGGAACGGAACGGTCGAAAGGTGGTAATGAATGGCGTGGAGGAAACCTTCGATGGTGATCTGGACGAGGCTGCTCTGGTTTTCTCTCAGCGTCTTATTGCTATTGCTCAGGGGCGCGAAAACGCACTCCTTACTGCACAGGAACAGGAACTCTTTGACGCAATCGTAAACCTGTCTGGCCCGCTAAAGGCCAAGGCTGGAAGCAAGACCCCGTTTGGCCGAAGCCGAATCATCCTTGACGAAGGCTCGGTTATTTCTACGGGAAGCGATGACTTTCTTGGAATCGGGAAGTCCAGCCTAAGTCTGGCTGATCTCACCAATGATGATTTGTCTTTTGTTATCCGCAAGTACATGACTTCGGTGATCGGGGCCTCAAACGAAAAAACCCTGTTGAACGCCTTCAATGGGGAACTTGCAGCCCGCGGCGTTAAGGGGCCTGTGCGAACGCTGCCTGATGGAACGACTATTCAGGAAGTTTTGGAGGTGTCTTCGGTCGATGAGATGTTCGACACGGCCAAGAGCCTTGGCGGACAACTGAATCCAGAGCATGAGTCCGGCCTGCGAGAGGTCTTGGCCGCCCTGCGCTTTGAGCCGATCCACCATGGACGCACCGCCCTGTCGGACAAGATCCTCGGTATTGCAATGCCTTACGGGTATTTGACTACGGGTGGTGGCTTCGGTCTTGCCCAGATGTCCGAGTTGTCGCGCATTGTCGGTACCGTGGGTCTTCGAAACACCGTTAAGCAGTTGCCGATTGTTCTGGAGATGCTGTCCAACTGGAAGAACCCAAGCCGCGATGTGCGGAACTTCTCTGGGGCTCTTGACCTGTGGTTTGGACCATCTACCGACCGCCTGCGTCGAACCATTCAACGGGGCCTTGAGCGGGGCGAGTTGACTGCCGACTATTACGCTGGAGCCGTCAGCCGTGGACTGGATACGGCGGCCAACATAATGGCGGACATTTCTCTGCTGGCCCCCATGACCAGCCTGACCCAGCAGTTGACCGCGGCATCAATGATGCAGCATCTGTGGGATGCGTCTAGGGATGCGGCCAAGCGGATGGACGATGCCACCCTGCGGACGCTGGGCCTGAATCCTGCCGACTATGACCGAGTTCTGGAGTTTGTTGCAAAGAACGGAAAAACGGAAAACCGCGCATTCCTCGGTGAGCGTCTGGTGGGCCTGAATGATCGGGCTCTGGATGCGGTGGAAATGGATCTAATCACCACCATGATTGATCGCGCAGTTCGTACCCGCGTTCAGGATATGCCCACCCGGGGCGATTTCCATAAGGGAATGTTCTCCTTCTGGGGCCGCCTGCTTACCCAGTTCCGCACCTTTAATCTGAAGGGCGTGGACAACTTCCTGCTGCAAAACACCTCCCGTGTTCAGAGCGGATCCAAGGGTGCTGCCGCCAAGGTTGCCAAGGAAATCACGGCTACCGCTCTGCTTGCAGGTGTAGTCCAATGGGCCCGTAACAGGGCTGACTACGAGTCTTATTTGGCTGCCGGGGACTACGAAAAGGCTGAGGAACTTGAAAGCCTGCTGGACACTACTGGCTTTGTTCGTGGTGCCTTTACAGGCCCGTCCGAGTTCTTTGCGGTCTCCGCCCTTGGCGACTTTACCAGCCAGACCCTGCTGCAAAAGGATCCCATTTTCTCTCCGTACCGTTTCAGCGGCCTTGAGTACTACGGCTTCCCCGCGCTGGCTATGGGTAGGCGCATTACGGGACTCGGAAAAGACCTGTACGGGGCCACAGTTGGCGAGGCGTTTGGTCTAGATATTGAGCGGGACATCACCCAAGGAACCCTCCATAAGGGCCGTTTGGTGCTGCCCGGACAAAATGTTCCCATTATTAAGCAATGGCTGAACATTACGGAACAAGAAATTACTGACGAATACAATCTGCCCACTACGCAGCCCCGGAACAGAGACCGATTCTAAGGAAACATTTCATGAGCAATCCCACCAGTTTCGTTACTTACACCGCCAACGGCACCGACACGAAGTTCAGCCTTTCCGGTATTGATGGCTGGCTAAATGACGGCTTCATTAAGGTCTATTTGGACGGCGTTTTGCAGACGACCGGGTACCAACTGATTGTCGAAAGCGGCGTTAACAAGGTGGAGTTCACGGTCGTCCCCCCGGCAGCAAACACGGTAATCCTGCTCCGCCGGGAAACGCCCAATACGATTGCCAACTTCAAGGATCAGATTGTTGACTTTGATGACGGATCTGTGCTGACTGCGGCTGCGCTGGACCGGGCTGTGGAAGGGCTGGTGCATATCTCGCAGGAGAGCGAAGATGCCGCTGGGGACACGATTAACCTGACCGACGACCGCACCCGCTGGGATGCTAAGAGCAAGCGTCTGAGCAATATGGCCGATGGTCTGGACTCTAGCGATGCCGTTAGCATGGCCCAGTTCACTACGGCTACCCTGTTCGGCGGAACGGTGACGGTGCCGCAAGTGTGGAACATTACCGGAACGGGCGTGACCACTTATCCGCTCACTAATCCGGCCCCCCTGAACACTTCCTCGGAAATGTTTATTGTGGAGTTTGGCGGGGCCATCCAAGATCCGGCCACCTACACGATCACCTCAAACAGCATCATCTTTGATACCGCCAAGACTGGCGCAATCTCTGTGCGTAACTTTGGCGTTGCTCGGAACCTGATTGCCAGTACCTCCATTATTGATGACGGTACGGTGACCACGGCTAAGTTGGCGGACGGTGCGGTCACTACGCCCAAGTTGGCTAATTCTGCGGTGACCAACGCTAAGATTGATCTCGGGGCCGTCAGTCTAAATCGCATTGCCTCACAGTCTCTCTGGCGACTTATTGGGACTACGGGGGTGGACGATGGTTCTGGAAAGCAGACCCCTACCCTGATCACTTACAGCGACTACACGCGGCAACTGCTTGACGACAATTCCGCAACCGAAGCCCGAACCACGCTGGGTCTCGGGACGCTGGCGACAAAGAATGTGGTGGGAACCGCAGAACTCGCGCTACAAGCGGTGACTGCTGACCGAATTGCTGAGCGAACCATCGGCACACTCCAACTGGCCCTCAATTCGGTAACTGAAAACCGGATTGTTGACACCTCAGTCACAAACTCAAAACTTGCCGCAAACGCGGTAGGCACGGGCAAAATTATTGATGGTGCCGTTACGGAACCAAAGTTGGATCCGAGCCTGCTGGCGTACCTCACCAAGTGGAATCCTGAAGAAAACCCGGCTACCCCGGATGTGGTGTCTTCCAGCACGGTTCAGGTAGAACTCCGGGTCAATCTGCTGCCCCTGCGGACGCTGTCGTGGATTGATTATTCACAAGACGGCTTCCAGCAAAACTCCGGCAGTAACTACTTCCGACTTAGGAACGCTGGCGGTACCACCATCAAGTTGATTGTGCTGTTCAGCCGCACGGACTGGAATGTGGCGGGCATTTCTCAGATTTCTAATCCAGATGATTATTACTTGTGGCCGTCTGGAAATAACCCAGATCCGACCATTGTGACGCTGGCTGCTGGGGCCTCGTTCTACTTCCGTAACTGGCAGGGAGGACAGGGATGGGGCGGCAGCACTCCTCCGTCTTTGACCGCAAGCGGCGTGGCCGGGTCTGAAGTTCTTTGGCAGATGTTTGCCATCCGTCTTACTTAAGGCCCCACCATGCACCACGACTCTGAAATGATGTTGGCTATTGGCCGTCTGGAGGGCAAGGTGGATACCCTTATTCAGATGCAGCGCATTCAGGAAGATCAAATCAAGAACCACGAAGAACGGCTTCGGGAACTTGAGCATTCTAAGTCGTTTACTATGGGCATGGCTGCTGCGATTGGTGCAGGAGTTTCTGTCCTTCTCAACCTCGCCGCAAAGGCTTTTGTCTAAAGGAACAACATGGCAATTCTTCGCCTGCTCAATGCTCAGACCATTTCTACGACCCCCACGGACTCCAGCGTCTTCCAGCCCGACATGGCTCCAGACCACTATGGGACGGTCACCGTGACGCATAGCGGTTCTCGTCTGGCGGCGGGAAGTACTGTGCGTGTTTACCTTCAGGGCTCCCCCGATGGCGGCACGACTTGGGTTGACATTGAAACCATGAGCCCCGCAGATGCAACTTATATTGGAGGCTCTTTAAACTCTTGGTGCCGAGTTGTCCCCCTGATGCCGGATATCCGAATTCGTGTGGTAAATGGCGGCGGACTGGTGTACAATGCTTGGGTCATTGAGTAATTAAACTAGGAGCCGCTTCAATGGCGTTGACTAAAATTGTTGCTTCACGAAGTGGCCGCAGAACCACTCTTATTCCATTTTCTGGAATTATTGATGATGGCTCCACGCTTTCGCTCGATTTCACTACGGGACACCTTGATCCGCGTTTGACATTTACCCGGGCAAGTACGGCTACATTCATTAACAACAGCGGGTTGGTGGAGTGGGCTGCTGCGAACATGATGACGCGCAGCCAAAGCCAAGACGACAATGCGTATTGGAATGCATTTGGCACCGCGGTGACTCGTACTGGCGGTCAAACCGATCCGTTTGGCGGCACGGGCGCGGTCAAGTTGGTGTTCAATGCGATTTCGGCGGCGGTGGTAATCAGCCGAACCGTGTCGGTCAGTCAGGGACTTCCATACACCCTGTCGATTTGGATGCGGGCCGACTCGGGGACTGTGAACAACATCCGCCTAGGGCGCGGCGCGGCTGCGGCGGGCGCGTATACCCCAACGCTCACCACGGCATGGCAACGGTACTCGCTTTCGTTTGTTGCTACCACGGCATCGGACGGCATTGAGTTGCGTCTGTTGTTCAAGGGAACGCCGGACACCGCGACCTTCCATGTGTTTGGGGCGCAGTTGGAACCCGGCAGCACAATGCGGGACTACAACCCGGCTCTGCTGGATGTTCCGTACCACGCTCCCCGTTTCGACTACGACCCGGACACGCTGGCACCAAAGGGGCTGCTCATTGAGGGGACGGCGACGAGCCTTTGCCGTAGTTCCAACGACACCACAAACGCGACCTACTGGACGCTTCAAACCGCATACGCGGCAACCTCCGCAACCGGAGGCACCGCACCGGACGGCACGAACACGGGAAACCTGTTCACGGAACCGACCACATCCGCGCAGCGATCCATTTACCAAGCAATCAGCAGCCCAGCGGGAACGCATACGGGATCGGTGTGGATCAAGGGAGGCACCGGAAGCACCCGATACATCCGGTTGGTGGTTTCATCGGGATCGGGTGACTTTGGATATGTGACGGTGAACGCAACCACCGGGGCCATTCAGCAGGCAGCAACAACGGTTGGAACGGCAACAAGTGCAAGCGCAACAGTCACCCCGTATCCATCCGGGTGGACGCGGGTAACGCTGACGGTAACGCTGGCTTCATCGCTCAACTTCTGCTTCTTGGTGCCGATGGACTTCGGATCTATCGACACGCCGACCGGGAACTACGGGCGTGTTTCCTATCTTGGTGATGGCTCTACCTTCTTGGTGTGGGGCGCACAGGTAGAAACTGGATCAGGCGCATCCTCGTACATTCCGACCGGGGCGAGCACGGTGCAGAGGTTGGGGGACTCCTGCGTAATGACCGGGGCGAACTTCTCGTCTTGGTTTGCGGGAGCGACCGAAGGCGTGTTGTACGCAGAACTAGAGCGACCGCGCAGCCAATCGGGAAGCCTCGTTCACGATCATGCGGCTGTAGGCACACGCTATTCGTCCGGTGCGGCATGGATCGTGTACGCAACGCAAGGCAACTTGTGGCCAACGACTTTGCTATGGCCGACTGGTGGAGCGATCTTCCCCGGCGGCTTCCCGTCAACAATTCCTTTGGTGAGCAAGCAGGCAGCGCGTTGGTTTGACGGCAACGATGCAACCAACTTTGCAAACGGCTTGCAGGGTACGACTGGTGCAGGAAGCGGAACGCTTACCCCGACTATGTTGAGTATCGGTGCGAGCAGCACTACGGGGACACAGGCAGACCGTGATTGGCTGAACGCTTGTGTGCGCCGGGTCAAGTTCTGGCCTGTTGCACTTCCCAACGCGCAAATCATCGCTTTGACCACCTGACATGGACTACCTCCTCCGAACCGATACAGAAGCCCAGATGGAAGATGCTCTGGAGGCCGCAGGCATCCTTGTTGAGCAGGACATGGGCGAGGGCGAACTGGCTCTACTGCCCGTACCCGGCGCGTATGTCGATTTCATCGGCCCAATTCCCTCGCAGTACGACATCGACGGCAACATCGTCAAGCCGGGGCACCCCGAGTACCACGCGAACCTGCGGACGACGATTGAGTTGACCGAGGAACAAATCGCCTTCTTACCAGTCTTTGCGCCTCTGCCCAGCATTCCTTACAGAGTATTCGCGTGAACAAGCAAGTCCTAGAGCAGATCCATAACGCCCTTGCGGGCGAACTGCTGCGAAAGATCCAAGACGGCTCGGCTTCGGCCACAGAACTCAATGTCGCCCGTCAGTTCCTTAAGGACAACGGCATTGACTGTGCGCCCGAAGCCAGCCAGCCGATGTTGAATCTAGCCAAGATCATGCCCTTTGATGAAGAGGCTGCGTGAACGAACTTGAAAGAAAACTTCAAGACTTTCGGAACTTTGTCTACCTCGCGTGGGATCACCTTGGGTTGCCGGAGCCGACTCCGGTGCAACTTGACATCGCTCAGTACCTCCAAAAGGGGCCTAAGCGGCGGGTGGTACAGGCGTTCCGTGGGGTGGGCAAGAGTTGGCTTACTAGTGCTTATGTCGTTTTTAGGCTGCTGCACAACCCAAAGTTAAATGTCTTGGTGGTCTCGGCCTCTAAGCAACGGGCCGACGACTTCAGCACTTTTACCCTACGGCTGATTAACGAGATTCCGATCTGCCAGCATCTCAAGCCTAGGGATGAGCAGCGTAACTCCAAGGTGGCCTTTGATGTGGGCCCTGCGCCCGCCTCTCAGGCTCCCAGCGTGGTTTCTAAGGGAATCACCAGCCAGATCACGGGAAGCCGCGGTGACCTGATTATTGCGGACGATGTAGAAAGTCTGAATAACTCAGCCACCTTCCTTATGAGGGAAAAGTTGCTAAGTGCTATTGCCGAGTTTGAGGCCGTGCTTAAGCCCGGGGGCGAGATCCTGTATCTGGGTACCCCCCAGACCGAGCAATCGATTTACCACGGGCTGCACGAAAAGGGGTATGACACCCGGATCTGGCCCGCTAGGTACCCCGACAATCGCCTTAAGACGGCTTTTGGGGCCAAGTTGGCTCCGATGCTGGCTACAGGGGTAGATGGAGAGCCCACGGATCCTAGGCGGTTTAACGCCATTGATCTGATGGAGCGCGAAGCCTCCTATGGGCGTACCGGGTTTGCTCTCCAGTTCATGCTGGACAGCACCCTGAGCGATGCCGATAGGTACCCGCTCAAGTTGGCTGACCTGATTGTTCTGGGCCTGAATCCCGAGAACGCACCAGAGAAGCCCATCTGGGCTGCCAACATCAGCAACATTGTCAAGGACATCCCCTGTGTGGGATTCAATGGCGACCGTTACTACGGCCCCATGGACATCCAAGGCAAGTGGATCCCGTATGAGGGCGGGGTGATGGCGATTGACCCCAGCGGTCGTGGCGACAACGAAACCGCATACGCCATCGTCAAGATGTTAAACGGGTTCCTGTATGTGACCGCCGCAGGGGGCCTAAAGGGCGGTTATGACGAAGCCACGATGACGCGGCTGGTAACCCTTGCTAAGAACCACAAGGTAAACCGGATCATCTGCGAGTCTAACTTCGGTGACGGTATGTTCTCGGAACTGCTGAAGCCATACCTGACGAAGATTTACCCCTGCACTATTGAGGATGTGCGGCACAATATCCAGAAGGAACGCCGCATTGTGGACACCCTAGAGCCCGTCATGAATCAGCACAGGCTGGTTATTGACTCTGGGGTGATCAGGGATGACTACGAATCAACCAAGCAGTACGCCACAGAAAAGTCGCTGCAATACAGCCTGATGTGGCAAATGAGCCGAATCACCCGTACTAAGGGTGCCTTGGCCTACGACGACCGTCTGGATGTTCTCAGCATGGCCGTAGGGTTCTGGGTGGAACAGATGGCTCAGGATGTCAATCGGAAGATGGCAAGTCGTCGGGAAGAGATGTTGCAACATGAGTTGGATCGGTTTATGGAACACTCTGTGGGCCGTAAGTCTTCAAGGGGGCTGACATGGATGTAGATTACGACGAGTGGGCCATGCAGATTGTCCACAACGCCTGCCTTGCCGTTATTCGGTACGAAGAGCATCTAAGGAGCAAAGAAACCCTGAAAGAGGCCAAGGCCCTTGCAAAGGCCATGCGCTTGCTCAGGGAGTCCGTGCCAGATGAAATCCTAGAAACAATGCGAGACTAAGATGGCAAGCCCCTGCAAGAACCGCCAAATCAATAAGCCGTGGCGTACCCCGGGCGGGCCAAAGAAGTCTGCGGTGTGTGTCAAGGATGGCGACAAGACCAAGATTGTCCGCTTTGGCGACCCCAACATGAAGATCCGAAAGAATGAGCCGGGTCGTCGTAAGAACTTCCGGGCCCGCCACAACTGCGACAATCCGGGCCCTAAGACCAAGGCTCGGTACTGGTCTTGTCGTGCTTGGTGACGGATCGAATGTGCTACAGTTGTGTATAAATGTAGAACTTTAACTTCCAAGTTCTATGGTTTTACACATCAACAAGTCCTAATAACCTGTCGATTAAAGGTCAAATTATGTGCGGTTCTCGTTCTTCTGCCGTTCAGCGGCGGCCTCAAACGCAAGCCTCTTCGACTCCTGAGCCCGACTACGGATATCAACTCCGTGTTCTTAAGCAGAAGCCTTTGACCGCCGTGGAGCAGGAACAGCGTCGAAGTCAGGCCGCGGCATGGGAATACTCGGGCGGACAAGGAACAAATCCTTACCAGTATATGCCCCAAAGCCGACTGGATCGTCTGGGCAAGGAAGGTCCGCTGATTCGCACTAACTGGACAAAAATCCCAAGGACCCGACGAAATGCCTAAGAAGGTCGAAAAGATTGTCAAGGCCCTGAAGCGAGAAGGTATGCCGGAACAGCGGGCATATGCAATCGCTAATGCCACTTACAACAAGATGAAGATCAAAAAGGGCAAGTAATGGCTAAGGCTCGGGATTACAAAGAGGAATACCGTAAGTACCACGGAACCGCTGAGTACCGTAAGGACCGGGCTTCCCGAAACAAGATCCGCCGCAAGATGGAAAAGCAGGGCAGGGTCCGAAAGGGTGATGGCAAGGACATCGACCACAAGAACGGAAATCCAAGGGACAACCGTCCAGTTAACCTAAGGATTGTCCCTAAGTCCGTAAACCGAGCAAAGAAGTAGGTGTTGCTATGGTTATCAATTGGTTTCCTTACAAGATTCCTGTGATAACCTGTGAGATGCCTGAAGGTGAGTTTGGGGAGTTCTTTTTTCACCCTTTTCCCCGTATACATATTTGTAGAGACTTGAGTCCCTGTATATACTCTAGTACTCTCTTACACGAAATACTAGAAATGGTGAATGAAGTACATGATCTAGGGTTGTCTGAGTCTCAGATCAGGACTCTGGAGGTCTCCTTGACCCAGATCGTGGGGCAGACTCCAGCCCTCAAGCAGGCCGCCTTTCCGCCGGAGCCCGTAGAATCCTCTGAGAGCGATCCGGGCGACGAAGATGACTCCGAGGCCATCCGAGCGGCTAGAATCGATCCTAGGGCATCCTAGGGCCCTTAGAAGCCAAACCCCGGGTTGGTCGCCCTGTTGATCTAATATCTCGCCCCCACTCCTAGGTCGGTTGGGCTAATAACAAGATGCCCCCTAAGTTGAGGCAATGTGGGTAGAGGGAATCCCACACAGAGGCGACCCCGTAGTTTTGGTAGAAAAATCTGAGAAGGTTTAATTGAACGCCAGCCTGCCGCTACCCCCCGTGCCACCCGTGGTCACGCCGCGGTCGCTGTCCCGGGCCCCCATTGCATAGCCCGCGCCAATGCATAGCCGCCCATTGCATACGATGGGCAACGCATAAGGGCAACGCAATGCAATGCCATGGGCCGATTCTAGAATTCTAGAATGGGGCCCTCGGCGTGTGCCTTGCCGTTTTTTTTTCAGAATTCCCGCCTCATGGCCTTGACCTGCGCCGGACCATGCCCTAGACTCCGTGAACGGATCAGGGATCGGCCAGCGTTGGCCGGACCTGAACCGGGCACCTGATTGGAGACACTTCAATGTCGATTCGCAAGAATGTCGCTTCCTTGATCGCCGCTGTTGACGCTGCCCCGGCCATGCCGAAGGCCAAGCGGAAGGACGCGCCGAAGGCCACCGCGCCGAAGGCCGCCGAGAACCTGAGCCTCAGCCCTGCCCAGCAAGCCGCCGAGCGGAACATGGTCACTCTGGCCGTGTCCGCCGGGAAGGCCCTGCGGAAGGCTGGGGAGGCGCTGGCGGAGTGTGCCCAATTGGGGAACCACACTCGCAAGGGCATGACGCTGCCCGAGTACGCGCGTTCGGTCCTCACGCTGGCCGATGTCGCCCCGTCGACGGTGTACTACATTGCGGACATCGGGGCCGCCGTTCTGGCCATCGGGCCCGCTGAGGCCGCCACCGTGAAGGCGGACGGTGCCTT